TTAATAAAGTAGATATTCATTCAGATTCCCTTTATACACTCTGCCTACAGGTATCCAAGTACCCAAAACGTTCAATTTACCTGATAATACAGTACTTACGTATTTTAAATTTACGATATAAGATTTGTGAACACGTATAAAATTTTGATCTAATTGCGATTCTAATTCGGAAATAGTATAGCGTAAAATGCATTTCTCGTTATTAGTAAAATATATATGTATATAGTTTTGAGTAGCAGTGATATACGAACAACTGTTAAAATCGACTTGTGTTATATCTTTTGGAGACTTGTTTAATTTGGTTGTACTTGAAATTTTGTTGATATTAAATTGATTCTTAAATTTCAGTAAAGCAAGTTCAATGTTTATTTTGAGCGTAATTTCATCAACTGGTTTGATAATATAGGCGCTCGGAAAAGTTTTACTAGCAAACATAAATGTTTCAGGATCGCTATAGGCAGTTATGTATATAAATGGGATTTGGTGGTGTTCATTAATGTAATGGGCAATTTCAATACCTTCTTTATTTCCTTCTAAGTTGATATCCAATAAAACAATTTCGGGCTTGTGCAAAGACAATAATTCCAGCGCGCGTTGGCTAGATGGTGCTAAGCCGACTACATCATATCCTAAATCGATACAGTAGGATTTTAGATTCTCAGCAATGATGAATTCATCCTCACAAATTAGTATTTTCATGATGGATTGTTTTTAAATTTTTGATACGAAAACTATATTTCGTGCCATGAGAAGAATCTATGTATAATTCAGACTTAAGTTGCTGACTTAATAAATAAATAATTTTAGAGCCTAGAGAATGTATAATCGCAAAAACGAAAAGTATCGTTTTTAAAGAATCAAAAGTATCGTTTTAAAGTGATATTTAAAAGAGTACTATTAGCTATGCACATTAATGTTCATAGCTTTTTTTTGCAAAAGAGTAAAGAGGCTGTAATATTGCCTTATCCCGACCATTTAAATGCTTAATTAAAACCAATACTCTTTCAATCAATGAAAGTTTGGGATTGGCATTGACGCAAGTCAAGATGCTTGAGCATAGGTCGGGATACCTGCCAGTCCCTACTTTCTAATATTGGTCTATATTGGGTAATTAGAAGTAAAAACCTCTATTTTCTTTTTAGTGCGCCCCTTACCTGTTTCTCCTTTACTGGCAGTAATAAACATTTCCTTTTTAATTTGATGCCATTTGTGCTTTTTTACAGTATTGTCAAGCATATCATAGTCATAACTGCTTAATAAAAATTTACCCTTGATATTCGCTAACGTATCAAGTAGTTCTTCAAAATCTGTAAGCTTATAGCCTGCATAATGACCTTGATTTGATTCTGGATATGGTGGGTCAACATAAAAAAAGGCTTCCTCACAGTCCCTTGAATTTATCACTTTTACAGCATGGTTACTCTCGATTTGAACAAACTTTAATCGATCCTTAAAGACTTCTTTAAATCGTTCTTTGTTGTGATAGGTTTTCTTTTCACAACTATTTTTCTTTCTTGCATAAGCCCAGCCTGCACAAATTTTTGAACTGAATGACTGATTACACTGCACCCAAAATGCCCATGCTCTATCAACATCAGTAAACAAATGCGGGTTTTTGTAAATTACCTCAGCGTCCTGATGGTGTTTTCTTGAATGAAGTGTAGCCTCAATCATAGCGTATAATGCTTCAAACTTAGTTTGCATTACTGTATAGAAATTGATAACCTCTGAGTTGATATCATTAATTACCTCAACTGGCGAAGGTTCTTTCCCCCAAAATACTGCTGCTCCTCCACAAAAAGGCTCACAATACAAATTGTGCTCAGGAATAAGTGGCAGAATTGTAGTCAATAACTGTTGTTTGCCTCCATAATAGGTGATAGGCGTTTTTAATCTTGCTTTCATTAGTATATCTGTTTTTAAATGACTCTTTTGATATACTCTTTCAATCAATTATTATTGCAAGGTCGAATAAACTATTTCGAAATCTTCACCAAATGGACTACCAGCTGATATATCTGCTATGGAAGCGCCTACTGGAATAGAAGATATAGCTACAGACAAATTACCATTTAAAGCAACTTTCAATCTTAACCCATAATAGCCAGCAGGAGTGTTAACCTGAAGGTCTTTATATGTTATTTTATCAGGCCTATGCAATAGTGGTAATGTACATATGTCCAAATAATCAAATGTTGTGGCAACACTTTGTAATGGGGTATAGTCTATTGCACCTTGTATATAAACGCATTCATTGGCCCCTTTACGATATCTTAAAGCATCCACTGGCCCATTTGCTTGATACCCATTAATAAAGCCGTTTAAATAAACAACAGGCTCTCCCAAAGAACCAACATATTTCCACTTTTGGTTGTACAAATTGGTCCTGATCAAATCTAAAAAACGTTTTGCTTGTCCAACATGAATTTGATTGTTCGCGGGCGCTCCTAAAACAGGAATAAGTTGAGCTTTACGATTCAAATGAACATTTTTCAAGGTTAAGTCTCCATAACCTACTGGATTGTCAGCAGGGTAAGTATCTAAAGGGCTAAACATCATTGTGCTAGGTGCAACATCTAAATCAATACCTACAACTCCATCGTAAATACATATTTCGCCATTTAAAACCACTGCACCAGCAGTGATATCTACAATTGATGTTCCAATATATGTCGTAAATTCAACCCCATACAATATACAATTAGGTATATTTGAACCGCTTGCAATTAAGCCTTTAGTTAATTCCTGAATTGCTTGTATCATACCTTCTTGAGCATGCATTAAATCATTGTTACTACGTGGATGATAACCGTTATGTATAATCGTTTGTTTCATATTTTATGTTATATTTTCAAAAATTATTTTATAATTTTTCCCTGCTGGTTTGTATTTTTTCAAAAGAGCTTCAATTGATATTAAAGAATTCGCATAAGCTAATGGAAATATTACTAAATAGTCAAATTCAAGATTTCTCTCAGATATGTATAAGTCATACTCCGTTGGGATTGCTTCAGCTAGAAATGCATCAAATTCTATAATTTGGTGTTCACCTAAATACTTATTGTAATTTTGAGGTATTGACTCCCAAGTTGATTTTATATAAACTTTATATGTTCCGACATTTGGATAAATAGTTCTCAAATATGTTTGAAACACATCGGTTTGGATAGTAATGTCTGTACTTAATACAATTAGATTAAAGTAGTTATATAACTCGTTCCACAATTCAAATACATGCCAAACCATAACTTTAACCCAAGCTAAATGCTTAGGGTTTCTTAGTCTCGGAGGTAAGAAATTATGAACAAACTTTGCTTTACTGAGTATAAACATTATTGATACATATTTAAGTCTAACAAATCATTGCTGAGTACATCCTTTCCAATTTCAAAATATCCTGCGTCTGTAACTACTATATTTTGAATTTGATCAGTATATCCAAGTCCAATATTCAATTTGCAAAAAATCATATTCACGTCAAGTACACCATTTACTGAAAAGATATGATTAACTAATAAAGACATTGATAGGTTTTCTCCAAATGGAATTGCAGCTAAATAAGCTTTTATTGCTTGTTTAACAGCCAATTTAACATCGTTTAATGTTCCTGTATACTTGATTGAAAAAGCAAGCCAAAGCAAATCAGATGACTGACTAATTACATCAATGTCTGTTCCTAATACTTTTTTAGAATTAATATATAATTTTAATAAATCAAGGTCGGAAGAATTTAGATTAATAAGTGATTGAGTACCATTATCAAATGTTGCTACTTTCAGGATTACTTTTCGAAGATTTGCTGATAAAATTTCTTTGCATGAAGCCACATCAACTGTTGTAGAACCAGCTGACCAATTCAATGCTAATCCTTCATACCACGAATCTTTTCCAATTATTTGTTGATCACCTATTTTTGCTAATTCCGCTTTGCATACATCCCAAGCGTCATATAGTAATTTATGGGCATAAGCAACTAACCACAGCCATATTCTGTAAATAGCTGTGTTTGATGCACTATTTAAATCTGCTAGTTCAATATTGGCATTTTTTTCAGCTAGTAATTCATTAAATATTTGTTGGGCAGTCTTGCTCATAATTAAATTCTTTTTGCGTCAATTTTAATATTTTTAAAATCAATTGGAACCTCAATTTCAATGTTTGAATAACCGTCATACTCAAGCTGGGCTTTCAATTTACTTTTGAAAGAGGCTATATTATTTACAGTACCAGGACTGTTTATATATTTAGCTATACCGACCCCAGTTATTGGGCTATGCTTTAAATTGCCTTTGTCTAATAAAAGCAAATGTTCAATGTGTGTTGTATCACTTTCATGCAACATGAAATCACCGTTCACTATCCGTAAATCAAAATTATCTAGTTCAATATCTTTTACGTTATCCATGCTTCACTTTGGTATTTTCTATTTCATTTTTTGTTGTTTTGACCAATGGGCTTATACTTGCAAACAAGGGTGCAAATGGGTATGTTCCTGAAGGGGCTAATGGCACAATAACACTTTGAAGGACTTGTAAAACAGAATTAAATTTATTTTCAAGATTATTAAATTTTTTAGTTAGCTCCTTTACTTTTGCTAACCCATCATGTGTATCTCCATTAATCTTGACTACATCCTTTTTAACTTCAAAAGTTATACCTCCTTCATTCTTAAAAGTCAATTCATCTATATCGCTGTAAGCCACTACAAAGGCTGTGGCTTCATTGTTTTCTATCAACCCAATGATGACTATGCTATTCAATTTAGGCTTTAGAATTAAACCTCCTGTGTTTCCATCTAAAACGCTTCTTAATCTTACCTCTAAAAAATTCGCACCTCCATTGACTGGTTCGCATTCACATGAGTACTCGTCTACACTTAACACTTTACATAAATATGTTTGTAGTAGTGGATTACCCACCATTTGTCTTACTGATGTTATAATGTTTGTCATACCTTACCTCCTAATGTTAATTCTCGTTTATATCCTTTTCGGCCAAATCGCGTTATTACTTTGTCAATTAAATAAGCGCCGTTGTGTTCAGTATAAAAATCATTTTCTAAACTTGCTACATAACCATGATCACAATATGGACTTCCAAATGTCAAGAAGCTTCCCCTATAACCATCATAAACAAATTTAGAATACTCAGCTTCAGCAACTTTTTTCATATCCATTTTAGAGCAACCATTGTTACAATGAATTGTATGTAATTCTGCATCTGCATTATTGTTTGGATAAATATATTTTTCAACAGAACCGTTACTCTGAAGGCTACTGCATTCTATTTTTACTTGTACATCCTTTTTCTTTCTAAAAATCAAATCGTTTTCGATAATATTTTTTTGAAAATGATAAAATACTTTAGTTTTGGAATCAGCCCTCCATGATGCATCATAGGTACTTCCAACATGTAAAATACCATTTCGAATAAAGCTAGTAATACCAATTTCTTTTAATTTTTCTAACACCTTTGCGACACTAACTTTAGATAATCTCAAATCTCCAATCATTCTATTATCTACCTTAATATCAATGCCTTTTGGCACTATTTTTTTAATAACCGTGTATAAGTCTACCTTTTTCCAAACTTCATTTACTTCTGTTTGCTTTAGTTTCCACATTAAATCTTGGCACTCTATCTCTACAGGTATCTTTCCACCTATATTGGTAACATATCCTTTAAACTCTTGAACTAAATCTCCATCATATCCCAATTTGATAGATATCTCATTACCTACTTGAATCAAATTAGGTAATTTATCTCCAAGTTGGCTTACTCTCCTTGGTAAACTAAATTTTGCAGTATTTGTTAATTCTTTCCATGTGCTAATAATTTCACCTTCAACTACGTAGTCGAAAAAAAGCACGTTACCTGCTTCATTTTTTATACGGATATCTATATTAGGTATTAACATTTTAGCTTTTGCAGTTCACAAATATTTGTTGGTTTCTAAAATAATTCATTAGTTCTTTGTCATTCACAACAGGTTCTTTTCTTATATTCAGTTCGGCTCCTGGTACTAGATCAGTATTTAAATCTGTTATTGTAGCTAAGTTGTCATCTAACAATATCCAAATCATCATTACATCGCCATACTCTTGAATTGCTATGTCAAAAATTGTTTGGCCTTCTTCTATTTTTCGTTTATAAAATTCCATCACAAACCGTTTTTATATTTCAATTCGAAAATTAAATCACTGCTTAGATTGATTGTAAAAGGTTGGACGCCCGGATAGCCTTCTAAGGCTGTAAATTCAATATCCTCAACTGTTACATCATAGATATCTAACCAAAGACACATATCATTAAGTATAGGAATTGCAACAGGGCAATTTTTTAAGGCTTTAATTGATTTAATTCCATCCTCAGGAGGTGTATCCGATAATTCGTTTACTATAATGCCTCTAACCCTAATACTCCAGTCATCTAAGCCTATATATTCTTTTACTGTACCATTCCTACCTGAAATTCTTGTTTTCTCTATTATTTTAGCTTGACTGAAATCTAATAATGTTGCTGAAGGGAGTTGAATTCGAGGTAAAGACTTTTCCTTTTTTTCTCCATTTTCAATTTCATGCCATTTAACTTCATCAAATGTAACTGGCATTACTATCGGTGTACCTAAATAAGAAGTTGCGGTTTGTTGATTTATTTTAATAGCAGGAATATCTGTATATCCATTTATTTTTTGACTTAGATAACCTGAATAACCAGATGCATTAACTGGCAATATTGAGCCAGTAAGGCCGAACGCTTTTTGGAGCAAATCTGATATGTTATAGTCAAATGGCATATTTTAATTTTATAATTAATCCCCTCTATTAGTGTAAAGGGGATTAATTTTTAGTTAGTTAATTCTATTTCTTTTTGTTGAGCCAGTTCATTTCGAACGTAAACCAATCCTTCCCACATTTCTTCGTACTGTTCGTCTGTCAATAGTTCAGGAAAAGGGACATGTAAAAAGTATCTGATATATGCATAGTGTTTGCGAAGTATATCATATCCATACCTCTCATCTATTGGGCTTACAGTTCTTCGGAACTGGCATCCAAAAAATCGAGCAACTCGTAGCATTCCATTGCGGAAGCAATTCTTACGCTATCAACTGATTTACATTGCTCATCGCCTGCAACAAAACAATTGTCTAAAATAGCTTCCCCAGCTTCAAGTATTTTGTTTTGTCCTCGTTTGCTCATTGCTAAAGCAAAAATATTGCGATCAGGATATTTGCAATAACATACTGAAATTGAACCATCTTTAAGTTTAACTTTTATCTTTCGAATACGGTTATACTTTGTTTTCAACTCCTGCTCCTGGTCAGGACTCAACGCTCCAGTAATTTGTTGTTCCACAACTTGCATAGCTGTTATTGAAGGTGCAATTTCGTTTGATTTGTCTTTGTTGTCGGCTTTGTTGCTCATTTTAATTGATAGTTTTTATTTAAAAAATATGATTTCTTTGTTTGATATTTAAAGGACAGATTAGACATTCCAGTCAACAGAGCCTGTTACCAATTCAAACTCATGTTCAATTTGCCCATCTCCAGTTTTGACCTTTCGCTCCTTGTTGGTAAATTCACAATGGCGTATTCTATCTCGAACAATTGGCGAACTGCCGTCTTCAGGGTCAAATGCAATATTTATGTCAAACATTGGTATATCCTGCATTCTACCATTTTTAGGCAATGCTCTTTGAATGGCTTCGACTTCCTTCATTGATAAGGTAACCTTTGATTTTGCCTCATATTTACCCCTACTTCTGCTTACAGGTTGACGGCCACGTCCATAATTGTTTGTTTTTTCAACATTATCAGAATATTCAATTGCAGAGATACCCTCAACGGTTCTACCTAAAATGTTAATTTTGATGTCGCTCCAACCGTATTCAATTCCGTTAATTAGTGCCATTTTTTAATTTTTAAAAGGTGTTTAATTTTGTTTTATTCGTATTAATTAGCCTATTAATCTACTGAAACTGCGTAGCCAATTTCCACTTCAATATTTCTTGCTGTACTTATAGATACAAGTGATATTTTAGCTTTCAATTTACTTGTGACTACAATATTTTGTAATGGGTCAATATATATGTCTTTAGCACTTATCTCTTCATTGATCAACATCGTATCGAGAGGACGATTACCAGTACTTTCAAAGGAGGCAATAACTTCACTACTTAACTGGCCATCTGCATTTACTTTAACTGGGCTATTTACTTTTGGTAACAAGGCCTTGTAAACACCTCGTACGGCTTTATTTATAACTAAAACGTTTTCAGCGTATGCATAATCACTCGTTATAAGTGTGCAACTGTGCGAATCATTCCAGTAAGCGCCTGTTTCTCCTACAAACTTTCTTAAGAAAATACATCCTTTAGTATTCAGAGTATTTAAATCCACCGCAGTGAAAGTGCTAATCGCTGTATTGGAACTTAACCCTACATTTAACCATCTGCCAAATGCAAGGCTACTTACATTGTATCTTTCAACCCAACCTATATTGTCAGAAACCTTTGCTTTACTTGACGTTCCTAAGTAGGTGCCTACTGCTGCATGAGCTTTTATTACAGCATTTGTAGCTGGGGTTGCAATGTCTAAATCTTGAGCAAAAACGACACGAACATTATCTGAAGCTAAACTTCTAAAATTAGTAAGCGTACCAGCTGAACCCGAAAAGCCACGACCTTCAATTACAATATCAGAAGGCATGTGATTTGCAAACAAAATATCCATCAAAATTTGAGCTTTGGGTATAGCACTTGTTACATCTGCATCTATACCATTTGTAATTACTGGTACATATGCAATATCGGGATTACGAGCTATCCCGTATTGTTTTACTTCCCCATTAGTTGCTAGAGCAAGCTTCATCACTGGGCAAGGTGTGCCAGCTGTGCCGTCTGCCATTTGAGTCAATGTTGTTGCTTGAGGTACTAAGTAAATCCATAATTTACCACTTGGACTTTCCGCAAAAAATTCTTTAATATGATAATAACACAATACAACATTTGCTGTATCATAAGCTTGATCAATACCTACATCCTCAGCATCTTTGAGAGTTAATAGTAACTTAACGGTGTTTAAAGCTAATCCTGATGGTGCGACTGCACCAGCATTCATCACCAAGCCTCTGATGTTATCCTCATTGGGGCTTAGTCTGCCTATACCACCTTGTCCTTTGGTAATTAAAATATCATTCATTTTGTAAGTAATTTTTTAGTTTTTATATATATAATGAGAAATAACAGAAGCATTCCAAAACACATTGGAATTAAAAAGTTCCAGTTTAGTGAAGGTTTATGAATAGTTTCACTTTGTTTTTGTTTGGCTTCAATATTGTTACTTTCATGCCAAGTCACATTGTTTTTTGTTGCAGTTTTTTTATCTATTATTATAGGAACTGATATGGGCTTTAATCTTAATCTTACACGAATACCTGTATCAGGAATAATTTTAATAGAACCTAATAACCTTGGATTATCAATTATTTTTTCATCTAATTGTAAGTTATGTATATCAAATGGCATATTGATTATTTGGTCATCTGAACCGTCAATATGTAGGATAGTATCTACTTTAGTATGCTCGTAAGTAAATGATGTATCTACAAATTGCTGATAATTTTTTTCATTGTATAATGCTACAGACCTCTCACGAGCTGTCTTACGGAACAGCCCGCAAGAAGCAAGTAGCATAGAACACAAAACCAAAAAAAGAATATGTTTCATAATTAAATTTTTTATGCGGTTTCCCCGAAATCAAATACCTTCTGTTTGTGATCGTAAGCGTATTTGTTTGCATCTTCTTTAGTGTAAAAAGCAGTTAAATCACTAGTTATATAAATAACTTGAACTCCTGTTTTCGCCATCAATTCAGATGCTAATTCATGCATTTGCTCATCAAGTTTAATATCCATTTCAGTGGATAAAGCAGGGGATTCGATATCTGCAATAAATTGTAGTGCTTTATTTAATTCAGCTTCCTTCTCTAGTAAGAGTTGCTCAGCTGTTGTTAATGCATGTTCAAGTTGTGCCTTTTCTAATTTAAGAGAATCAACTAATTTTGCATCTTGTTCGACTTTTAAAGCATAGTTAGCATTCGCATCTATGATGCTTTGTTGACTGTTTTTTACCGCCAATAATTCATTAATTGAGGTTTCAATTTCTGCTGGTGTGGCAGTTTCTAATAATCCTAAAAGGATGGCTATCTTTTTCATATATATGTATTTTTACGTTTTTTACAACCCGATTTGCTTTTCAATTTCTGCAATTTGTAAATCATAAGAAGCAATGATGTTGTCGTTTGCTTCAATCGCTTTTTGTTTTTGAATTATTTGATCTGCTTTTTTTTGTCGCAAGTCTTCTAATATGTAATTTGGGTCAAATTCTAGTACTTTAGTTTCAGTGACTATGATTTTTCCATTGATAAATTCAGTAGTTGAACTTGAAATTTCGGTGCTGGGGGTTGATGTTATTGTTGCCATTTTGATATAATTGATTTTTAATTAAGGTCTATCCAATTTGTACCGTCATAACCTTGGAATTTAGATGTGATACCATTGTATCTAAATCCTATCCACTTACCAAGTGTCACGCTATATTTCATATCTGCATCCATGTCGGTATCTGTAACCTCTAGTCCGTTTGCTGGACTTGGTATGGCTACACGTTGGGCCGTTGTCATTCTAGGCGGTAAGAATCCTTTTGTAGTACTGGCGCATTCTAATATTGCGCTTGCAACTGGATAGGATAGTGAACCAATACTTAAGTTATATCTAAAAAATGCACCCAATCCAGTACCAATACCAAAATCGCTACTACCTCCCATTGTCATATCGCCATTTATTTTGACTCTAAATCGAGTAGAACCACCAACTTTCCAATGAGCAATATTGGAGTTTGTACCGCTTGCAGTATTAGTAATATCTAAATTAAATATATCAGGATTTCCAGTTGTATTTAATGTTTGTACAACATTTATTGCTGGAGTTGACTGGCTTCCAGTTAGTGTATTTCCTTGAATATGAATGGACTGACCCGACCTTACAATTCCAGTCAAAAGATTTGATAATTCACTATTTATGTAAGTAACTCCATTTATCAATAAATTACCATCAGTTTTCAATGTGCTTGATGAACTCCTATACAAATTTGCAGTACCAGTACCAAACTGAATGCCATTAGCCGCATTTGTGCTATCGGGCAAATTTATTAACCCTATACTAGTTGCATTACCCAATGCTATACGTTGCGTGCTTATTTTCAATATTGAATTATTCCCAGCCTTGTCTTTTACTGTTTGTAGAGTTGAACTTAAGGAAGTAGATAGCTTTAATCCACCTGCTGGGTAAGCAGAATTGTAAGTGGTTTGGGCCTGTATACTTATTGGTGTTAGAAATATAAGTATTTGAAATATTTTTTTCATATTAATATTGTTCTATGATTATTATTGTATCTTCAACAGCAAACGTTTGAATTTCAACCTCTACATTTACATGTTGGCTTGAATCAAGCACTGTTGAGAATGTCTCTGAAATATCAAGCACTACACTTTCTATTCTTAATTTACCACTACCGCTCATACAAACAATTTGGATTTTATGCGAACTATTAGCAGCAATTGTATAAGTATTAGCACCTGTAAGTTGTGTTGCTTTTTGACCATTATATGCCACTGAAGCTCCAGTTGATTCACCTAAGTATTCTATTACCAATAAGTAATATTCGGTATTAAAATTGGTAGATAAATGCGAATACTGATAGAGCATTTTGCGAAGCACAACATAGAATTTGTCTACAACAGGTACACGTACTATATCTCCTTCAGCAGGCTCTTTATTAAGAACTACTTTAGCTATTGGTGTGTCTATTTCCAATGGCAAGTCAGCAAGTATTAATGTGTATTCAATATTCATTATGGTAAAATTGAAGGTGGGTCTAGTTCTATTTCGCTTTTAAATACCACTGAGTCAATGATGTTGATCAAGATTGTTCGTAGACGCTCAGGCGTAATTTGCCTAGTTGTATTGTCTGCTAGCAATGTATTTACTTGCTCAATTATGGTATCTCTACTTAGTTCCATTGTTAACTAAACCCGTTTGAAAATCCGTTTGAAAATGCACACCCAGTCTCTACATTCGTGCTATTCAAAAGTGATTTTAATTTAAAATATATGTTTGAAATCATTTACAGTTATTGATTTGAAAACATGCCCGCTTTGACATTATCGCTACGGGCTTTTTTCAAGTGTTTATTTTTTAGTCGCTATATACTATCGCTCCAAGTACTTTTTGTCGCACAGGAAGTACAATTGCAGTTGTAAGGAAGTTTATAGTATCCCCTTGTTGGTCAGGGTCTTTGACTTTAGCAAACATTTCAGTAGTACCCATAGCCTTGCCAAATGATACACCTTTTACATATGCTATAGCAGCTTCCTTGTCGTTTGCTGTAGGTACTGCGCCCCAAGAGTTCTTTGCTAGCGTATTTTTATTATACAGTGCAGTAGTTACTCGAGGTCGGATTACAAATCCCATCCATTCAACCCACATGCCTGTTCCAGTACCGCCTTGTCCATTACGTTCAGCTTGAGCTTTAATGGTTGGATTAGTTTCTACAAACTCCCAAAACATGTTTGGTGGCACTACCAAAGTTCTTCCCTTTTGAGGGTACTTTTTATTGTCGAACAATTTGTTCATTTTGCTTATTTCAGAAGATTGCAAAATTTTATTGCCTGTATCTGCACTTATAGCCCCTGAAGTTTTAAATACTGGAGTATCTGCTGAATTTACAGTGGGGGCGATATTGAATATGCCATGATCAGAAACCTTTTCTTGTAATACTGCTTTATGATCGTCTATTATTGACTTTCGTTTATCAGCTGCTAATGCAATTTGGTCAATGTTTCTGTGTATTGTAGAATCAGTCGAATAGTTTGTAAGTGGCAATCTGATCGGTACATCTGTCCGTGTCGTTGCTGGCACTGGGTAAACCGTCCTATTAATTACTACGTTTGGACTAGCTCCAATTTCACTTAAATTTATGGCATCATTATCAACCCAAGGTGTCCAGTCTTTCCCATCTTGCAAAAAGTCGTCATTGTCAAAGAAACGGTTGGCCATCTCGCCAATCCATATTTCACGAAGTAAACCTGCTTGTAATACGCCCTGTTTAGATGCTGGTAGTTTTTGGTTTATATAACCTAACAAGAGTGACAAACCCAAGCAAGACAAAATTGCAATAACTGGAGAGGTTTCTAATACATGAGCTATTAGTAAGCCTGCCATAATACACATCAGTAATCCTGATAAAATGTTTAATATTTGTTTCATTTTTATACCTATTTATGTTTTAGTTAAAATTTTTCCTCAATTAATTTTTTCAGATCAGATAACATTGAGGTGTTTTCTTTCTGTATTTTGGTAAAGTCCTCAAAGGCTTGGATATACTTTTCTTGTACTGAAATCATGAAGTTCTTCGCCTCCTGGGTCGATTCCTTGATATAGTCCGCAAACTCCTTTTGGAGTAGGTCTTTATCTTTTTGGGTTTCTTTCAAATCTTCACGCATTTGATTCATCTCATCACGTGTATCTTTGAATTGGGTTTGTATTTGCTTCCAAAACAACCATGCTCCAACGGCCAATACCAATATTGCGATACCTCCTTGAGCCAATGATTGCCATATATTTACTGTGTCCATAATTTACGCTTTCAATTTTAATAATGGGTTAATAGATGATTAGTTGGTTTTTAAAAGATTCAAATACTCATCTTTTATTTGGTTAAACTTCGCTTCATCTTCTTGTTGCAATTTTCCCAAGGCAGTTGGATTGCCTTTACTCAGTTTGTAGAATTCGCAATCTTCTATTTTGGTTGCAGTTGTCGTAGCGGTGGTTGAATGGGCTCCTGAATTTAATAATTGAGAAATCTTGACAGTTGCTTGCATATTTTCAATAGCTTTTTTTGTACTGTCGAAATTTGAATTTGCCAATTCTGTATATGTACCACGGTCTGCCTCTGTGAATTTTTTATCATTAATGGCTTGGTTGATTAGCGTGGTTACACGCTCCTTGCGTAAGGTTTCCAATTCCGTTTTGTCACCTCCTGCCAATACAGTAGGTACAATATCAGCTGGTTTCACTTCTACTTTATCAGCTTTTAGCTTCAAAGCATTTAGAGCGTTAGTTACTTGCTCATCAGTTGCATTAGCATCTAAGCCTATCAACTCTTTTTGTTCTTTAGTCATACTATGAGAATTTGAATTTGACGTTTTAATACGAGGGATTACCACATCTATATCTGTGGCAGTACTGGTTGCATTTAATGAAACAAAGCCTCCCTCTTTCTGTTTTAACTTTACGGCGTTAAAGTTTCCGGGTAGTCCAACGAGCGAACACTCCAGTAATACACATCGTGTTATAGTACTTCTTGTTTGACCTGCTAATAAATGTTCAGGTGCATCGCTTACTTCAATCGGGTCAAAATATATTGATACGGCGTTTATATACCCGTTTTCAATTTTGGACACAAGCTCTTTTCCAAAATCATTACTGTCATCCACTTGCAAATCACCAATTAGTTTTCCATCCTGTTTTTTCCAATTAAGCCATTTCGCTACTGGAAAATCATGGCTATCCTTATAGCGGTCATCCGTTCTATGATTCCAAAATGAAACAGGATTTTTTGCAAAAGCCGTTTCTGTATCAATGCCATTTGTGAGCACTCGAAAACCATAACAGTTTATGCTTTCGTCAGACATTGTAAATGGATATGTTTTAGGTTTCGACACTTTTTACTCGTGATTATGATGTAAAAGTGGTTGTGTTTTTTACCTTAAAAAAATGACCAATCGCTCACTGCAACAATAATTGCAGTCTATGTTTTGAAAAATTGCAAGCCACGTTTAAGCGTTGGGTACGGCTATCATTGTGTAGCAACTTTGTTGCTAGAATATGTACAAATGGCAAAGGCAAAAGACAAAGAAAAATTATTAGCAAAGGAGCTATACATGCAGACTAGCAAAACTATTGATGAGATATCTACAATTGTCAGTGTCAATAGATTAACAGTTGGTGGGTGGGCTAAAGAAGGCAATTGGAAAGCTATCAAAGAAGCTCAAAAGCAAACTCCCGAGCGTGTAGTTCAAAGTATGTATGCTGAGCTTGATCAAATTAATGAATTTATTAAAAAACAAAAAGAAGGGCTTCGCTTTCCTGATGCAGCAATAGCCAATAGTCGAAACTTAATCATTCTAGGCATCAAACGTATGCAACAACAAATTGCATTACCTCAGTACGTCGCTGTATTGAGTAAATTTTTAGAGCATATACAAAGACTTGATTTAGAACTCAGTAAAAAGTTGGCCCCTATTGCAAATGATTTTTTAAATGATGTTGCTGAAGCATCTACAAAACAAGATTAATTATGAGTTTTGATATTAGTAAGTTATCCAAAGACGATAAAAAAGCCCTAGAACTTTGGAATAAAAAATGCCAAGCTATTGCATCCGCTACTGTAGTAAAAGAAATAGAGTCTAAGGCCTCAAAAGACAAGCGAATTTCTAAGGCAAAAAAAAATTATCCGTTTTTTGTTAACTTCTACTTTCCGCACTATGCCAGCTCCCCATGTTCTAAGTTTCAAATCGAAGCAGCTAACAAAATACTTGCAGATAGAAATATTTTTGCTATCCTTGAATGGGCTCGCGAACATGCTAAGAGTGTTCATGCCGACATTCTAATCCCTCTTTTCCTTTGGATTAATGGCGAGCTGGATGGCATGACGCTTATCAATAAAAATGAAACTGGAGCCAAAAGGTTGCTTGGCGATGTTCAAGCTGAGGTAGAATACAATGAACTTCTCATTAACGACTTTGGCAAACAACAAAATATTGGCCATTGGATGGAAGGGGACTTCATGTTTAAAGATGGAACTTTTTTTGTGGCTCTAGGCAAAGGACAATCACCAAGGGGATTACGTAAAGGAGCCAAACGTCCAAACTATGCTGTTATTGATGATATAGACGAAGAGAGAGACTGCAAAAATCAAGAAGGTATTAAAGAAACCGTCGATTGGATATTGGGCGCTGTATATGGTGCATTAAATACCGAAGCTGGTCGAATAGTTATTGCAAACAACCGTATTCATCGCCAGTCTATTTTAGCTCATTTAGTTGGTGACTTAGAGCCGGGCATGCCTAAACGTGAAGGCATTTGGCATAGTAAAGTTTGTGCTATTGAAAATGGTAAGCCAGCATGGCCTGAAAAATATACTTTGGAGGTACTTCAGGCCAAGATGATAAAAATGGGTTGGCGATTGTCCCAACGTGAATATTTCCATAATCCAATAATTGAAGGTAAGGTATTCAAAAACGAATGGATCCACTGGAAAAAAATGTTTAAACTTAATGAATACCTAGGCCATGTCATCTATTTTGACCCTTCGTTTAAATCAGGTACTAAAAATGACTTTAAAGCAATTAGGCATTGGGGGAAAACTGATAGGGAATTCCATTGTATAAAATCATTTTGTCGTCAATGTACTATAAGCGAAGCGGTTTGTTGGCTTTATGATTATTATGAGTCCCTATATCCAAATCTTAAAGGATGCGATTACCATGTCCCTTCCAGTATTATAGAACTATGGATGGAGGCTAATTTTATTCAAGATTTATTCCTAGATGAGTTTACTGAAGAAGGTGCTAGGCGTGGTTGGCAATTGCCAATCCGTCCTGATCATAGGAAAAAGGAAGATAAAACGACACGTATTGAAAGCTTGACACCCTTCTACGAACGCAGTATGGTATTCTTTAACGAGGCCGAAAAGGGCAATCGTGATATGCAAACAGGGCTTGAGCAAATTTTATCTTTTGACCACGGCAGTCGCTCACACGATGATGCTCCTGATGCTGATGAAGGTGCGATATGGCAATTACAACGTTTTTCAAGAGCGAAAAATATAGCCCCGCGATTAGGTACACGCAAGCCTAGGGGATGGTAAACCAATTTTAAATTAAAAAATCAAATTATGTTTTTAACACAGTCCGACTACTTACAACAAATACAGCCTGAAATAAAACAGGCAATAGCCTCCGACCTCACTATATGGTCAAGTGCTGAGTTACAAGCTGAAGAAGAAATCACAGGTTACCTACGAAACCGTTTTGATGTACCAGAAATATTCAATAAAGTAGGTACAGATCGTAACCCCAGATTAGTCATGCTTATGGTTGATGTTAGTCTATACCATGTACATAGTCGTATTGCACCTCGCAACATACCTGAAATACGTGAAGTTCGATACGAACAAGCTATAGACTGGCTTAAAGCTGTAAATAAAGGTACAGTTGTTCCTGATTTGCCTACTAGACCAGATACCATCAATGGCGGTGCGTTGTCGGATTTAAGGCTAGGCTCTAACCCAAAATTAAATCATTCATTCTAGTATGAAACCTATTTACAATATCATATCTGCTTTTATAATCCTATTATCAGGATATATAATTGAATTGCAAGCTAAACCACTGCCCCAAGGAGGCATTTATACTATAAGCCCCTCGCCATTTGGCGAGGGGGCAGGTGGTAATTGCTCAAAACCATTCGCATGTCTGCCTTTTCCTACTCGAAAACGCTGGTTAACTTATATACTCCATAAAAGGGTTTGGCGAAAGTCATAAGTTGTAGTTAAAAATGCCCAATCGGGCAAAAAAACTGTTTTCAATAGCAAGCAGTCCGTTCATTTAAAAAAAATAGTGCTTAACCCCGCTTAAACTCCAAAATAATGGCGAATATCAAAAATTACATACATACACTCGCAAATGCACTTGCAGGCAAAACAGCGGTAAACAATCAAATGTTTACTCAGTTGTCGAAAACATCCGAAAACGATAGACGACTAATCAAACAAATTGTACAGTCTTTTGTAAGTAGAACCAAACACGATATAGGTTCATGGCGAACTGCTTTAACCGTGGCCGAAAATATTGAAAACCCTCAACGGTTTAGGCTCAATCAAATCTATAAAGACAACAAGTTGGATGAGCAAGTCATTGCCTGTACTGGCAATATTAAGTCTACTGTCAAATCTGAAAGCTTTTATATTGGCAATTCAGAGAATAAAGAAAAAGATGAAAATGCCACTAAATTACTGGAGCGCCCTTGGTTTTATGATTTCATAGATAGCTGTATAGATAGCCTAATTGAAGGATTTGTATTACTTGAGCTTTCTGAGTTCGTAAAAACTAACCTTGGTGTTGAAATTTCTTCTTTTGAGGAAATACCAAAAGACCATGTTATCCCCGAACGTTCTTTAGTAGTAATAAAAGTGGGAGACGAAAAAGGCATCAACTTCACAGATCCTATGTTTGCTAAAACTATATTCCCAATAGGAAAGAAAAACAATTTGGGCTTGTTAAATCCGATATCGCCTCAAGCCATTGTAAAAAGAAACGTTGAGGCCGCTTGGGCTGAATTCTGCGAAATGTTTGGCATGCCTATAAGAGTAGGTAAAGTAGCTAGTAGAAACCAAACAGATATAGACCGTATGGAATCTTTCCTCAAAGCAATGGGTAGTGCTGCATACGCAGTTACTGGTACAGACGATACTATAGAACTAAAAGAAACTTCTCGAGGTGATGCTTATATGGTATACGACAAGTTACTAGATCGGAAGGATAAAGCCATTAGTAAAATATTACTTGGCCAAACAATGACTACCGATGATGGTAGTTCTCGTTCTCAAGCTGAAGTACATGAAAGAGTGTCCGAAAAACGCTTTTCAGAAATAAAGCTATTTATTGAGTTTACTGTCAACTTTAGGCTTTTCCCGTTCCTGATTGCGAATGGTTATAAACTCAATGGCTTGCAATTTTTTTGGGATGCCTCTACCGAAATAACAGAAACTGACATAAAAATGGATGAGTTTCTAGTCAATCACTTTGAATTTGACGATTTGAAATATTTTAAAAACAAGTATCGAGTGCCTATTAAAGCCATTAAACAAAAGTTAGAAAGCAAAGTTGAGCCTCCGATAAACAATAAAAATAAAAAACTTTCCAACATTGAATTACTAAATCATTCTATCGAAGAATTATATAAAGGTCATGCCCACTAGTATAGAGAAGAAATTTATTGCAATGGCAAAAGCCGTCCACTCAGGTAAACTTACTCCTGGTCAGATAGACCAAGAGGTAACATCTTTTGTGGCTAATAGCCTTTTAAAAGGTGTATTTACAGGTTTTAACGGCGATTTTGACACAGTAGATTATGCTTCGCCAGACCGAAAAATGTTAAGTTATTTAGAAAAAAATGTATTTCATTTTTCGGCTGTTAAAAACTATCATGAAGTTGTAGAACTCAATAATGCGCTTAGGGATGGTGATCGTGTACTTACGTTCAATGAGTTTAAGCAAAAGGCTTTTGCTATCAATGATAAATATAACGCAAACTATTTAAGAGCCGAATACAACCACGCTGTTGCAAGTTCTCAAATGGCTAGACGTTGGGTAGATATACAAGAAGCCAAGGACACTCATGGATGTTTACGCTATGATACAGCCAAAGACGACAGGGTACGTCAAACTCACAGAGGATTAGAAGGTGTAACCAAACCTATTGACGATGCATTTTGGGACACTTGGTATCCACCCAATGGTTGGAATTGCCGTTGTGATGTACAACAAGTACCATGTAGTAAGGTTACTGAAGATAGTAAAATAGTACTGCCAAATGATGTGCCTGATATGTTTAAAACCAATACGGCAAAGCTTGGGATGATTTATCCTCCTAAGCATCCATACTGGGCAATGCCGGGCGCAATGCAAAAAAAGGTATTTCAACAATTTGATAGCTTTTACAATGCTAATACAGAGGCTTATTATAAACTCACTGGGTTTCCTAATAAGTCCTCTCTTGAAGTACACGGCTTGGCTTATGATAGTGATTTAAAACACAACATTACAAATGCTACATGGTGGTGTGAACGGGTAAAATCGTTGGATTTGAAAATTAGACCTCATTTTGAGGGTAAATTGTATCAAGGGTATAAGAATCCCGAATTGTTGGTTGACAATACCCATTTAGCTGATTTTAAAGATGCTGTTGACGTATGTACTCATAGCTCTTTGCAAAGTCATATTCTGGGTGGGATGAAACAAAAATGTACGAACTTATTCATCAATATTTCTCACCCTGACGCTACACCTCAATTGGTCATTGATGCTATCCGTGGTGTTGCTTTAAACCGTAAAAACGTAGCTAAATCGCATATAGAAACCTACTTTCTAAGATACAATGAAAATTGGATTCGCTACACAAGAGAAGAAGCACTAGAAAATAATATCACAAAACTAAAAAACCTATTCAATCAAGAATAGCAACCAAAGGTTGCTATCAAGAGGTGCCGAGGGCGCATGTCCCCCAACAATGCAAATATATAAACTTTTTTAAACCTAAATTAAAAAAAATGAAATTAGTGAAATCAAACCTGAACAGAACCCATTTTTATAAGCAACTAAAGATGGTCAAATTAGCGAAATTAAAACCTTTATCTCAAGCACAGGTAGATGGTATTAATTACATTTTAGATGAATGGGACGCTAGTTTAGAACTTATTGACCATAGATGGTTAGCCTATATGCTAGCTACTGTGTATCATGAAACAGATGGTACTATGTGCGCTATAAATGAGTACGGCAAAGGCAAAGGCCGTCCATATGGTAGAAAAATCAAACATAGCAAACAAGCTTATTCAAAACCTAATCAATTATACTATGGCCGTGGGCTAGTACAATTAACATGGTATGAAAACTATGAATTAATGGGTAGGTTACTTAAAGTTGATTTATTGAATAACCCAGACATGGCGCTCAATCCAATTATTGCAGTTAAAATTATGTTTGAAGGTATGACACAAGGCTCATCTTCATTTGGTGATTTTACTGGGAAGTGCTTAGAAATGTATTTCAATTCGAAAACGAACGACCCATTGGGTGCAAGAAAAATTATCAATGGTACTGACAAAGCGTTGCTGATCAAAGAACATTACACAGAGTTTTTAAGTTGTATAAAATAATCAAACTATGATAGTCGAAGCTAAATATATACTGAGGGACGAGGTAACTGCTAGGCTCGAAGCTTTGGAAAAAAAGTTTAAGCACTTTGATGCGACACTGACTAAAACTGATCACAAAGTGAAAGGCTTTGGTAAAGGGGCTAATTTTGCAAACATTATTCCTTCAGGCGGTAAACTAGAGAAAGGCCTTGGCATGCTCAATGATATTCCAAACCTTAATACAGGCATACTTTCTAGTGCAATGGGTATTGCTAATCCATATGTTATAGCAGGTGCTGCTGTTGTAGCATTTGGAGCATATGCAGCTGATGGTACACAAAAGGCCAATGAATGGAATAAGGGTATGTCTAAAGCTAATGTGACTATTGGCGAAACTCCTGAAGGGTTGAAAAGAATATCTGATCAACTTCAAAAAATGCCTTTATATGGTACCAAAATGGCTGTTATTCCTGAAACCTTTAATCAAATTGTTTCGGGTACTGGGGATGTAACTAAAAGCATGGATATACTTCAATATGCACTCAAAGGTTCAAGAGCAGGGTTTACAGACCTTGCAACTGTAGCAGATGCTGGGACTAATATAATGAACTCTGTTGGGGATAAAGTAAGTGGTGCAAAGGAAGTATACGATGTGTTATTTGCAACACTTAATAAAGGTAAAGGCGAATTTAAAGATATAGCTGATTACTTACCTCGAATTATACCATATTCAAATCAATTGGGTGTCTCATTTAAAGAAACATCAGCAATGTTCGCATTGATGACTGCAAAAGGTCAAACTACTGAGCAAACAACTATGTTGTTGCAAAACGCTTTTATTTCTCTTTTAGATGGTAAAAAAAGAGGTAAAATGGAACAATTTGTAAAAATATTCGACCACGGTAAAATCAGACCATTTGCAAACATTATCGGTGACCTAAGCAATAAAATGAAAGGTATGAGTGACCAACAAAGAGTTAACCTGCTTGACAAACTCGGTCTTGATGCTCAAGCTGCATCTGCTTTTTCTGTATTGTCTCAAAACTCTGATCAATTAAAAGATTTTATTGGCTACATAAATAATAGTTCAAATGGCAAAGGTGCTTTAGAAAAAGCCTTTGGAGATAGTAAAAATGCAGGGGACGGAGTTGATAGAATAAAGGAAAAGTGGGAAAAATTACAAATGAAACTTGGTCAAAAGATTGCTCCAGTTTGGGAAAAGATAACTACAGGTTTAGCCAATACTTGGGACTGGCTTGAAAAAGTAGAGCAAAAAACAGGTATGTTCAGCATGGCATGGAATTATTTGTCGAATTTAGTTAAAATTGCCTTTGCACCATTTGTAAGTATATTCAAAGCATTACAATGGGGATACGATTTATTTCAAAAGTTTTCTTCCTTTTTATCCGACCGTTTCCCAGTTGCTTTTGAAATTGCTATGTTACCTATTCGCACTACCATAGGCATGTTTAAGGACTTATTTTATATCATATCTGAAACAGTAGATGTGCTTGCAAAACTTGCAAACTTCGATTTTGAAGGGGTTAAGGACAATATAGTAGCTATGCGTAATCATGATTATGCTATAAATGGGAAGCAACAATATAAAGCCTCGCAAGCTGATGCTGATGCAATGTATAAATATTTAACATCGAAAGGTGTACCAAAAGATAAATTAGAAGCATGGGCGGACAAGTTGGGTATACAAGTACCAGGACAGGGAGTCGCACCCAAAGGAAAAGGTGTAATGCCTCCTTCTTCCTCGCCATATCAAAACGATAATACAAAGAAGGATAAACAAAAAGCACAAAAAGACCTCAATAGTGTATCAGGCGGTGGTACGCAAATAAGGAATGTAATAGTCAATATAGGTAAGCAAATAGAAAAGGTAGAAATATCTACAACCAATATGCAAGGAATGGATGTAAACAAAATAAAAAAGATTTTAGAAGAACTATTGGTTACTTCAGTACGTGACGCTGAGATAGCATTAGCCCATTAAAACTGTATTATGAGTATAAAACATTCAGGTAAGTCTATTCAGGATCAGGTGCGCGACTTTAGAGCCTTCGCTCGCGACCTGCCTCAGTATGTAGGTACTGAAGCAGTTCGTTTTTTCAAAGACAGCTTTAACCGCCAAGGATTTATAGACGAAGGAGGTGTAAAGCGATGGAAACCAAGGAATAAAAAAGCTAAACGTAACAAGGGACGTAAAATATTAATTGATTCTGGTGCGCTTAAGCGTAGTATCAGAATTACAGACAAAACCGCTCATTCTGTAACTGTAGGTACCAACTTGCCGTATGCTCAGATTCACAACGAAGGATTTAGTGGGGTTCAATATGTAAAACCACATAAACGAACCGCCACTAGAAAAATGAAATGGAAAAACTCCTACACTGGTAGAAATACTACTATTAAAGGCGCAGGCTCTAGGCACAACGTCAAAGGATTTGGCAGAAGGGTTAATATGCCTAAACGTCAGTTTATTGGCAAATCTCGCTTTTTTGAGCGTAGAATACAATTGCAAAGCGAATATAAACTTAAACAAGCCTTAGGCATCAAATAATAAAACTATGCTAGTATTTAAACAAGCTTTAATAGCCATTCAAGATAAGTTAAAACTTACTTCTACTCCTATCGCATTTATTGATTTATGGAATGAACAAATAAATATGTATCGAGACGAATATACAATACCTATGCCAGCCGTATTTATTGAATTTTTGCCTACTTCATGGATTACTATAGGTAAAGGTCCCGAACAGCATGGCTATGGTACTATCAAAATCCACATAGCTCAACACATTATTACCGATAGTGCTTCTGTGGATGGCACTAACCTTCCTACGCAACAGGATACTCTTTTAAGGTTTGATCTATTACAAGATGTACATAATGTACTGCAGGACTTTAATACGGTGTATTTCGATGAATTAGACCGTGTAGGAAGCACTCTTGATCATAACCACGATGGCTACATCTTAGACGCTATTGAATATAAAACTATACTTCGCGATAATGTGCAATCTACAACGAATCAGGTGTATAATAATATTGTGCCACTTCCTGATGTAGAGGTCATACCCAATACAGTGCCTCCTCATAATTCTACAAATACTGGAGGCTATACTATACCTTAGCAAATAGCTGTAATTGGTTTGGGTCTTCGACTGGCTCCTCCTGCCTTAGTATGGCATAAATGGTACGCGACTCTAAATAAAATTTTTTGGCAGTTTGTTCCACGAGGTAATCAGTACGATATTTCTTTTCCACTTTATTCTTTTCTTTGAGTGCTTGGAAATACGCCTTTATATCTCTATTACGTTGATGTTTTCGTAGTGGATTGCGAGCCATTGAGTTGTCTATAAAAAACAAAACTACATACTTGGTATGTAGTTTCATAAAAACGATATGAACATAGAATGTGAGTTGCAATAAAAAAGCCTTTTAATAATCATTCATAATTCAAATATTTAAAAAAAGATACTTTTCGTTTTATAAATTTACTTTTTAAAACTGACTAGCTTGTTGTTTTTAAAAATCAACTTCACGCCATTGTCATATTCCCATGTTTCTATTACACCTGTTTTAAAGGACGTTTTACTCATGCTGTCTGGCTCACCCAATGCTTCTTCGCACATTTTTGTTGTCATGCCAATATCAACTTTGCCATCAGCAATTAATGTTCCTAATTTGGTGCCATACTTTTTTATGTATAATTCTCTAAGTAGTTTTAGGCCTTCATCAATAAACATTTGATATCTCATAGATTTGTCTGTCTCTATTGAATCCTTAATTCGTTGTGATTCTATTTCATTAGCGAATGCAGTTTCATTTTCAGCCTTTTTAATACTATCCTTTTTTTCTATTGCTAAAATATTTGATTGCCAAATAGCTTCGTTTCTTTCGATATACCAAGTATATTCTGTCTCAAGAGGCTTTATGTCATAATAAGTTTGAAACTTTTTTAAATGCGTAAGACTACTCTGAATATCCCCATCAAACTTATATCTAGCATTATTTCTTTTTTTATCATCAAACCCACTTTCTACAGTTTTGATTTGATCATTCAATTTATCTAATTGATTTTCTACATTTAATAGGTGTTGTTGAAAACTCACAACCTCTGAACTTTTAGAACTAAGTTTACTACTAAACTCTTGGTTGATTCTTTTTTTGACCAATGTGAAGTGTTTAGACGAAAATGTATCTAAAGTAAAAGGTACATTCTTTAATGCTCCTTTTGTGGAATTACTTTTTTCATACGCATTGTCCGCAATTGTATTTATCAGAGAGCCAACTGTTATTTGCGCTTGTGCTGTATTCAGTACAGTAATTATGGTAATAAAAAGTAATATTAATTTCATAGTTTATAATTCGTTTAAAAATTCTTCATGTAATATCCCAAACTGGCTTACAAGCTTAGGAAGCTCCTCAAAGGTATACTGATTAAGTGTTTTATGCAAATATCCATACTGCTTACACCAATTGTTAATACGTTCCATATTGGCTTCTAACATGGGAGTGCCATTTGTTGGATTATCTTTTACAAGTACCCAACCCATTTCTCTTGCCATACTAATCATTTTTTTTCGCATAGTATCTGATTGTACTGCTTTGGAATCGGAGTTTTGCAATAGTTTTATCAAATTGCTAGCTTCAAGCGATGTAAGAGACTGCATTTCAAATACTCGTTGGTTACTGACCTTTAGGGCTAATTCGGAGCTATAGCCAAGCATTTGTTGCTTAGTCATTAATGATGTTAAGTACTGCAATTGTTTGTTTGTAATCAAATTCATAGTTATAAGGTATTAAAATCGTTTAAGTATTCTTTGCCTCTCAAATAACCTTCAGGGTCTTTGTGTGATATCCCACGTCTGAAAACATATCGTTTATATGGTTCAATGCTTTGTAAACATACTAATCTAGCTTTGTCACTCATTTTATCCCAAAGGGGTTTGCATCTTTGTGGATTGCGCTTGTGTGGGTATTTTTTCCAAAAGCTTTCAAAGGATAAATCTTGTTTAACTTCTTCTATTTTCACTGTAGTGGACTTGCTAGTAAATTCACTGAAACCTCCAATAGTCAAAGGCATTTTAGTCAATAAATAGTCGCGTTGTTTGTCACTCATGGTTGCTTCATATACAAATTGTATCTAATACCCATCCTCTGAGTATTTGTAACTTATTTGTCCTTGAAAGTTTGGAGATGTGAGTATAAAATGTTTCATACTAAAAAGAATGTTCGCTGTCGTCAATATCATAATATTGATAAGCTATTTTAATTTTTAAAAATCTAAATGCTATTTCGTATCGATCTATTTTTAAAGTTGGTATCAATGTCCAACTACCGTTTTTGAGCCAAAAAAACCAAAGAATGTTTACTCTTTTCATAATTATTAATCTGTGTTTATCTAGTGAATCTGTTAAATCAGTGTTCTAATAATTGTATTTGTTCACCCATTTTGGCTTGCTTATTCCATATCACAAAGGTTTCATTGCCTCCAAATCGGCAACGTGGGTAGGCTTTAAAATTGCGCACTTGTACTTTGATATCACACATGTATTCAATATCCTTTGCGTACTGGCTCTTTGGCTTTCCTGCACTTTCCCAACATAGTGTAATAAATGCTTTGCGTGGAAACAATTTGACCAATGTCTTGTATTGCTCAGTGGTCATGTTCATATAATCGCGACTATCTATGATAACAACTTGAGGGCTTCCTTTCTTTTTCAACCGTGTAATCATTTCATTTAATGATTCTTTGTTTGTAAAGATAACTTTGCCGTCTACGCTCAAAAGGTCGTTGCGCTGAATAGCCTCTTGCAAGGTTCTGCATATTCCTTCTTCGTAGGAATTATACAATACTCGAATGCTGAACCCTGCAAGGTACTTTGCAAACTTAATGGCATAATCTGTTTTACCATTGCCTGAATGTCCGTAAACCAACATCTGAAATGTTTTCTCAGGCTTACCCAAATGGGCTTTCCATATACCATCAAATTCGAATACATCGAAAGTTTTGTCTAAAAAGGCTTTAATGCCTATTGCCTTACTCATTGCTCATTTTTTTTGCAGGTTGATAGATAACTTCAATTCCTAGTTCTAATGCTTTTGTATGTTCAAGCTTTGCGCCTGTACTGTCTTGCCAGTCATTAAGCATATAGACTGCATCGCAGTTTGCTATTTGCTCAAAACATACTTTCATAGCATCGTTCCAAGGTGTATCCTGATCAATCAAATTGATGGGTACAATAGGTTCATAGCCTTTACTTTTCCAAAGTTGTTCGGCTTCTCCAAATTTAAAAGTGAGTTCTGTATACTTACATCCAGTCACTTTACCTGCGATGTATATTTTCTTTTTTCGTTGCATTTTGTTTGTTTTATTAAGTAAATTCGTATCGGTCGTTATTGTTTTTTATAATGGTTGTTTCGAATGGAAAGTCTGATTGAGGTACTTTTTTAATCATGTCCATCAAGTTGGCAGAGCCAGTCCAAACTACACGTTTGGTATTATCGACATGAACTTGCATGAGAAGGTAGTTGCCATTTCCTTTGTCCTTAAATTTCGACTCTCTTATATCAAAGGCTTCCACAACTATGAGTTTGTTGAATACTCTGTCTATTTTAATTCGGTCGCCTTCAAAGGCTTTGTTTTCGGTTTGGATATTAAATTGTGCAAACTTTTTCATATAGTAATTTTTTAATTAGGTGATTTGAATTACAATGCTTTGCCCATCCCCAGTAACTAGTAATGGATGCTTGGTTTGGGTTGCGCTTGAGCATACGAGCAAAGTTTTGTTTGATGCGTTTGCGTAGCATGATATGCGTGTGATAGAATACATATCCAACAAAATCAATACCACGAGCTTGCACAGGAAACACCTGATAGTTTTCTTTTACTGTAAGTTTTAAATTATCATTTAAGTACCGCTTAATTACAGATAAAATCATGTGCAAGTGCTTCTTATCGCTACTTAGTATTACGATGTCGTCCGCATATCGGAAGTAGTATTTTACATATTGAAACTCCTTTATCCAGTGGTCAAAGTATGTCAAATAGAAGTTGGCAAAATATTGACTGAGATAGTTTCCAATTGGAACTCCTTCAGCACTATCAATTATCTCATCCAATAGCCAAAGCAAGTCCTTGTCTTTGAATTTTCGGCGAAGCAATGACTTTAATACATCGTGGTCAATGTTCGGATAGAACTTCTTAATATCAAGCTTCAGGCAATAGGTTGTATTGGCTTCATCTTTCAATGCCAATTTAACCTTGCTCACAGCCTTGTGTATGCCTCGTCCTTTGATACAGCTATAAGTGTCAGTCGTGAAGCATTTAACGAAAATAGGCTCAAATATATTCATGATAGCATGATGTACAATTCTATCAGGATAATACGGTAAGCGAAACACATCACGCTCCTTTGGTTCATACACTTTAAAAGTAGTATATGCAGATGTTTTGAATGCTTTATCAGCCAGTAACTGATGAAGCTTTAAAAGGTTCGCTTCCTTATTTTGGCAGAATAACTTCACGCCATATTGGTCACGCTTACCCTTGCTCGCTCTCTGATGGGCGAGGGCGAGGTTCTCAATCGAAATTATCTTTTGGTATAAATTGCTTATTCTTTTCATTCTTTTTTCCTTTGCTTTTGCAAGCTCTCGTTCGCTTTCGCTACCAAAGAGCCTTCATGATGATGTCATTTTTTGCCATGTTGGCAAGGTCTGTATTGCTTTAGGTCAGCATAGGTGAACGCTGATATTCGTATTCGTGTTCCAGTTATCGTAATCGTTGTACGAAAGCCTGACACCTGAAGGTCAGCAACAATGCAATACACAACCTTCATGGGATTATCTATTTAAAAACAAATCCTCCCACAATTCTAAAAAGGTCTCGCCTGCGTATTGAGCCGTGTCTTCGTCTTTAAAGCAAAGGCGAAAGCCGATATCCGTACCCGTGCCCCGGCTGTCGCAATCGTAGTACGAAAGCCCGACACCCGAAGGTTTATCCTTAGTTGCTACTACTTTAAACCAAGGCGTATATTTCCATTGATTGTGGTCAGTATAGTCGGGTGTCCAGTCGCCATTGAGTTCTTTGCTAACCACATGCAATTTATATAGGGCTATTTGTGGCTTCTGCATTTCCTTTGGTAGCATTGATACGTCAGGCATTACATTAGGGTCTAATTTTTGATTTTTAAAGGCTTCTTGCCATGTTTTTACTTTTGCCATGATATGGATTATTTGATTAAAAAATTTGAATAAATTGTAGTGAATTTTTTACCTGCATCAATTGCGTTCGCACTCGTGCTGAAGCAAAGGCGAACGCCGATATGCGAAAACGAGTACCAGTAAGCGTAACCGCTGTACGAAAGCCCGACACCCGATACTGATGGATTAATCTTGAACCAAGGGAAATACTTAGTTTGATTAGTATTCATTGGGTCTAGTTGCTCACCTTCATTGTATGCTTCAGCAATTAGCTTGGCTTGGCGATAGGCAAACTCGTCTGTGGTCTCTCCATCCTGTTGTGTGAGTTTCTTGCCAGTGATGGCTTCTACATCCTCAAAGGTTTGGATTCGCTCCGTAATCTTGAGCGGTTTTAACCCACCAAAAAGGGTTGTGAATAATGGTTGCAACTCCTTCGGAGCTTGCTGTAATGCTTTTAGTGCATCTTCTTTTTTGATTTGAACTGTTTCGCTCATTTTGTTACCAGTTACCTATACACTGGGAGGTTTTAATTATTAATTAAATGAAGATTAAAGGGCTTGTTTTCGTAAAGCTTCAGTAAGTTGTTGTTCATCTTTGATATTGCGCACTAAATAAAAATGAACTGTAAACAAATCGGATTCATACACACATGCATCAGTACGATGCTTATCGGGCATGTTGTAATGAATAGTCAATGGCTTGCATCGTGTATGCTTCGCCTGCAAATCGAATACTTTTTGTTGAAAGTCTAAAAAGGCACTAGCAAGCTCGTCTTTTGTATATAGCCGTCTATTGAGTAATTCATCAACTGCGACTAAAATGTCCTTTTCAAGTTTGTTTTTACTTGAAAGCGTCTTGGTTTTATAGCTAAACCACAGCGTTGGATTGTTGTTCATTCTTTTTTTGATTTTGTGTTTCGCTCCCCTTTAGGCCTCGAACCTAATATGACTGCCAGCAGGGAGTTTGTTTACTAACCCCTTAGTTAAACATTCTTAGTAACTACCATTGGAGCGTCCGTAATGCTCAACGGTAATTCAATTATTTCTCCACGCTCATTTTTGTATCGAACACTAACAAATTGTTTGGTTCGAATAGGTCGATAAGCATCTTGAATGATTTTTATTGCATCTGTGAATTCTGCATTGTTGATTTCTTGAGCAAATTTGTTGAGTTGAAGTACTCTACTGGCTTTCAAATTACCTTTTGAATCATTGCTCAATAGCTCTAAAATTGTATTGGTCAAAGCCCTTGTTTCTGAATTTTTGCCCATCGAACTAATGAATTCTTTGACTTTTTGTACACCAACATTAACAGTATCATCCCAAGAGTCATTTACTCTAAATCCAATTGTAACTGTAGCACAACCATCTTCAGTGCTAAACGAATGCGTTTGTTGAGTTTCCTCTTTTTGATAGGCTTCTGCTTTTTCAGTGATCAGCCCTTCGAGTTTTTCGTAAACATTACCTTTAGCCACTGAAATTATTTTACTGAGTTCTTTCAGCATTACTATAATTTCAGGCACTGTGTCGTTTACCTTTTTCTTGTATACTTTACGTTGCTCATTCAACGTTTTTTCTTCTTCTTTGAGTTGTTGTTTGAGTTCTTTAATTTGAGCGGGTGTTAAATCTTTTAGTTTCATTTTATAAATTGTTTTTGTTGATTATTAAAAAGTTTTTGTTGTATCTGTGCTTCATGTAATAGGGTTAGTACATTGATTGCATGCCTATTGCTTTCGCCATTGAGTTTGTTATCTCGGTAGAGCTGCATCCATTGCGACAGTTTCTCTATCTTTATTCGAAGGGCATGCGCTTCAATTAATCTATGGTCAGTTAAAGAAATTTTAATCATTGTAATTGTTGGTTTATTTCATTTTGAATCTTTAGGACAGTTATGCCTAAGTGGGTTGTAATTTTCATATCTGCATTCCAACCAAAGAATAGCATAAATGCACTGGCTTGAGGTACATCTAAGGAAAGCTTAAATGGGGTAGATTTTTTAAACACACATTTTTGCTTTAACTTGATTGACCACAATATCATGACACTTTGAACAAGCCTCCATTGCCATTTATAGGCTTTGGGAAGTTCTTCAGGGTATTGATTTATAGTTGAATCAATGTAAACACTCAATGTATTCATTTCATCCCAACTCAATTTTAAGGTTACTTTTTTCATAATACTACAGGGTAATGTGTTTGAAGTTTTTTAATAAGAATAACAGCATCGGATATATTTTGATTTCTAAGGTTTTGCAATTCAGTACAAGCATTGATTACAGAGGTATAATGTCTATTGATCGTTTTACCTACGCTCTTTAATGAATATCCGTATACTTTGTGAGCAATGTGACAAAATGCATATCGAGGTAGCAAAAACTCCATTTTTTTGCTTTTAAGTATGATGCTCTGAACATCAAGATTACTTACTTCGCTAACCTTTTTTAATATGCTTTCCAAGCTAGGTTTTGAACCTGTTTCATAGTTTTCAACAGTTACAGATTCAATTGTAATTGTCAAAACCAACTTTTGTCCTGGAGTAATTTTTAAATGGATATCCTGTTGCATCTTATTATTTATTTTTTCGCTGATGTAGTTCATCTATAACCCTACCTACTACCATGCTTTCTCCATCTTGGAGTATGGTATTTTTAAGTAGGTAAGGGGCACTGTGAATGTGTTTGTAGTGTATGCGCATGTCGTGAGTGAAAGCCAAATATTCTAATTCTTCAACTATGATTAGGTCTCTCAAGTTCCATTGATTTACCCACCATTTACGAAAGGATGTACTTCTTCCATATAGTTCTAGTGATTCAACATCTCCACCACTAAACGATAGAATATAATCTTCCATCATTTCCCATTGAAACTCCGCATATTCAAGGGGAGTCCATTTAAGCATACGTTCTATATGCTTTCTGTTGGTTTTGTAAAGTTCAATTTGTTTTTTTAGCTGATTCATTGTATTAGTTTATGAGTTAAGAATGCGTAGCATTTCGGCTGTTACTGGTTTGCCTGTATCTTGTGATTCCTGTAAAGCTTCACTGATCACATGAGCTAGGTGTCCATAATCCTTTACATTTCTAATCAGGTACTGGATAGCTCCATTGCTTTCTATACCTACTTCATTGCAAACCTTTCTGATGTCATCCTCTGAAAGTGTAAACATCTTGAACCATGAGCCGTTGAATCGTCGGTTTATTTGAGGGTAACAATATTTCTTTTTTTCGCTTAGTTTTAAGAACTTGTCCTTTATATCTACACCGCATAAAACAATGCCGCATTTGCCCTCTAATTCATCACACATGCCTTTTATTGCATCTAGTACAGGCTCTTTTTTTACATTTTCGCTTTCATCTATGATAAGTACAGGTCTATGCATTTCTAAAAGTCGTTTTACTATGCTTTTGCGCAAGTGATAACGACTTCCAATAACATCCGAACCAACTGCTTCAGCTATTGCTAGCATAAAGTCTTTTGGGTTCATATCGCCACTACACTTGACTAAAAAGGTCTCAGCTACATGTTCACGCTTGTAGGCTTCTAGGGCATATGTTTTACCACTTCCAGTAAATCCATCTATACCAATTCTACTGCGATTCTTTTTGGCTTTGTTGCAAGCTTTGCGTACTAATAGGAAGTTGTCGGTATCAAAATGTTTCCAGTAGGTAATTTCATAAGCAAATTTTATACAAGTTGCTATTCTTTCAAAGTAGCTGTCTTTAATTGCAATGCTTTTACCTCCAGTTTGAAAGTTGTTCCAGTTGCTTTGCTTAATGGCATTAATGTATGAGCCATTTACTTTGGTTATTTCCGCAAATCTTCTTTCGCTGATGTTTTGCTCTGCAATGTATTGAAGCATTGCTTGTTGAATCTGTAGTTTTGTTGTTTCGTTAATCATACTAAGGGGTTTTGTATTTTAAAGTTTGAAATTTTTATTGCCGTCTTGCTCTTGCTCGTTGCTCCTGCTCTATGCTTAGAACCATATCTTCGGCTTTTATTTGTTGTTCGTGATAGCCAGTATACATATCAGCTTCGGCTTGGTTTAGAACCGCTTTAGATACATGCTTGTGTCCCATACCTAGCAGTGTATCTGCATCACACACATCGCTTGCAATTTTTAGTTTTCGTTGTACCGTTGTTTTCTGTGCTTTTTTAACAAGCAAGACCTCGTTAATCATCATGCGTTCATCTGGTCGGTAATCCTGTACAGCTTCAGCAAGTCTGTTTTTAGTTTGCGCTACACCTATGTATCGTTCGTCGGTGGTGTAAAGCGCTATTTTGTTCATATCGCGAGGGTTGTATTTTATTTTGAATTCTCTTTTCACATTTTCTTCATAAAATGCTATGTCGATTTGGTTATCGTTTAGCACATCATAGAGTAATTCACGTTTATTATGTTGCATTCTAAAGCCATTCTTAGTCATTGTAATGGTGTCCTTATTCCATTCGTACAATATTTCAAACGCATCTATATCAGTCATTTTGCGGGCTTCTTCGTTTAGGGTTGAGTAGTACTTTTCTTTAGAGCTTAATCCTGTGCGTTCGTCCTTTGTATTATTCATCACCTCAAACCAAAACTCAGAGGCTTTTATCGCTTCTTCTTTATTGCTGTATGGTGTAGCATCAGCTAATATTCGCTTACTTTGGTCTGTTTTGCTTTGGATATTCATTCCAGTAAATGCTGGGTCGTCAGCCATAAAGCCTTCTTGCACCTTTTTAAACATTCGTTCTATGTATTTACTTTGTCCATTGTAGGGCATACAAGGGAAGTGTACTGTATTAAGTCGTTCAAAGAAGTTATTGGCTCCATCATTATCGTATAGCATCTGAAATGGCATGTAGCCTCCGCTCTTTACTACGCTATCTCCAAATGCATTGCGTACGTGTTCTGCTTGGATAGACTTTCCTTCTTTGTTTTCAGCGTATGCACGTCCAAGCCAGTAACCACTATGGCTGTCTACTATAGCATACACTTGTAGACTTGCTTTTACACCTTTGGCATCATAGTACCAAAGGTTAACTTTGGTATCATCGCCTATCCACAAAGCATTTGGTAGCGTAGCTCTAAATCGTGATGCAGTGTATTGGTAATCACGTTTCCATACTTCATAACCATGTCTGCCCAATGTCCAGACTTGTTTTATTTCAGGCTTTTGCAGGTTATTAAACACAGTTTGTTCGGTCACGGTATCCCAGCCCTGGGCAGTGGCTATATTGTTGTAGGCCTTAGTTACCTTTTTAGTACTTGGTTTTGTACGATCTCCGTACAGGTTAATCAGTGTTTGCAAGCATTCGTCACTTACTTTTTCGGCACTTTTATTACCCCATTTGCCACTTATAATGCCTATTATACCTTGCTTTTCGTATTTGGCTATTTTGTCTCTACGAAGGGCTACCATATTAGTTCCAAACTTTACACCTTTACTTTTCGCAACCGAAATACATAGCATTCTGAATTGCTCCTTACTTCGAATATCGAGCGTGAGTAGTTCTTTTTTGTATCTATTGTAACCTTCCTGCATGAGTAAAATCCAACGTACCTCAAGCATATACATTTCAATTGCTGACATGGGTAGGCCACTCTTATCAACTTGGCTTTGCTCGCCAGTTTCAAAGTCGTTTAGTTGCTTTTGGATTCTATACTCAAATATAGCTTGCTTATCTTTTTCAGGTACTAGAGGTAACCAGTTTACAATTTTACTTTTGAGGTAGTATTCGCCCATTTCCATACCGCCACATACTAGCATCTTAGCAAGCTCAGCGTATTTACGAGGCAATGAATCAGCTTGTATTAATACTTCTCGACCATTACCACCACGACCTACAACGATAATATTGCCTTTCGACTTGTGCCAGTCATAATTAGTCTTAGTAAGTACTTTTGGCACGAGTTCGATGTAGCTGAAGTATAATATGTCGTTGATTAATTGCAAGTATGTTTGTATTATAGTTTTTTCATTTACTTTTGTCTTTGCCTCCGTCCGTGGCTCTCTTTGCGTCTTGGGGTCTAAATTCAATCAGCATCGAGAGCTTTACACGGAGGTTTTTTTGTGTGCATCTCGCACCACATTGCACTAGTCGGGATACTTGACTAATCTTCTTGCACAGCGCCAATTAACTCTTTGGCTTTTTTTATACCTGTGTCTATACATTCATTTAGGAGTAGTGTGGCAACCTCTATTGCTTCGCCTTTTTTCTTCTCACTACGTCTATATCCGCTCCATACTTGGTGTACCATCGTCTTGCTACATCCAACAGTTTCAGCCACCATACCTACAGTAACATGCTTATTAGGTTTGATACTATTTGTTTTTATTTCACTACTTTTGTTCATTCTGCGTATTATTGTAACGCAAATATTACCAAACTATTTGATATTACCAAATTGTTTGGTATATAAATTTATAATATGGAATATTTTGGTAAAAACTTAAGGGCTCTACGAATGTCAAATGACTTGACACAAAGCGATATAGAGCCATTGCTTGGATTCAAGCAGACTACATGGAATAATTACGAATTGAACAAATCTTTTCCAAAATTTGAAGATTTGGTAAGAATATCCAAATATTTTGGTATAAGTGAATCCGATTTGATTCATGCCAATTTATCTGATATACTCATTAAAGGTGATAAGCTAGGAAAATTGATAGAAAAGTCAGATAAAAATGTACCTAAAAAGGTATTAGAATTGGCAAAAAATACTATGCCCAATACTATGCCCAATACTATGCCCAACTCAATAAATGAAGAAATCTACCTAGGCAGGCAAAATATAGTATTGGTTGAGCATAAGGTAGCAGCTGGCTTTGCTCAAATAGTACATAATGAGGAGTCCTTACAGGCATTGCCAAGGTTTACAATACCTCAATTAGCGCATAAAATGGGTATTTTCTACTGTTTTCCAGTTGTAGGGGATAGTATGGATCCAACTGTTAAAAACAAAGAATGGGTTATAGTTGAGCAACGTGAGAGTATCTCTGATATAAAAGGAGGGAAGGTGTACATGTTATGTACAATAGATGGGCTTGTTTTAAAGCGTTTGTACTATAAATCGGGTGATAAACACATAAAATGCGTATCAGACAACGAAACATACTCTCCTTACAAGGAGGATATTAATCATGTTTTAGGTATTTACGAGGCGGTTATTCACTTCTCCGATGATTTTCATAATTCACACAATAACATGCAAATCATTCTTAATACAGCATTAGAGCGCATTTCAGCACTAGAAGTTCATGTTTTTAAAAAAAAGTAGGCTATTTGTTGTTATGTTGACTCTTAAATGTTGTTCAAAGTCTGATTAATCTGTGATTTTTGTTAGGTCAAAGTCGTCATATTGAAAGGTAATAATACTTTTCGTTTTATTAATTGCATTCGTAAAAATTGCATACAATGTAATGTTTGTGCGGTTTTTAGCACTTTTTATGAATTATTTCTTTTAATACTTTTCGTTTTGGGGGGTATAAATGGGCATTTTCTAGCGAAAAGTTTTCATTGATACCTATGCCATTATCTTCGATGGTAAAGTTTATAAAGTCACTTTGTTCTTTGAGATAAATAGCAATGATAGGGTTGGGTTGATATGCAAATGCATGTTTGATAGAGTTTGTAATAACCTCGTTTGTAATCAATCCCAACGGAATAGCAACATCTAAGTTTGTGCTGACTTCACTCGCATGTATATCTAATCGAATATTGTCGTGACTGATGCTACTGAGTACATTGTGAGCAATTTCGTTGATATAATCTTTCAAATTAATAATATCATTGGTTCTACGACCATCGACAAACATTTTGGCATAGGTCAAAGCAATCGTATTGATTTTTTGGGTAATTTCGCCAATTAATTCTTTATAAGAAGTGTAATGGCTGTATCGATCTTGAAGATTTAGCATGCTTGTTATGAGCTGCAAATTGTTTTTGATTCGATGATTTAATTCACGATACAAAAACTCTCGTTGATTTAACGAGTCTTTGATGACTGCATTTTGTTCATGCAATTGGGTAGATTGTTGCTGTATAAATTTATTGGCTCGTTTGTTTTTGTAGTAGTAATAGTAAATGAGTGCAATAAATAGGACTAGGAAAGCTATTAATAAATACAAATAGCTCAACATTATACTTTTAAAAGAATTGTCCTTTTCTATAATAATATATTGTTTTTCTTTCTCAATCATGCTGTAGCGCTCTCTTATTTCAATTGTATTTTGATCTTGAATTTGTTGATTTAATTCAGAATTAAGGTCGTTGATTTTGCTAAGCGTTTCATAGGCATTTTTGTAATCCTTTTTCTCTGTATATATTTCCTTAAGTGTAGTCAAAGTAATTAATCTATATAATTTATTTTGACAAGAATCTGCTATTTTAAAAGAAGTATTTACATATTTTATTGCTTCATCTAGTTTGTTTTGTTTTAACTTCAAATAAGCAAGCTTTGTGTACACAATAGGTAATTCGCACGTCTCACCTATGCTTTGGTAAAAAAGCAAAGCTTCATTGTAATTGTTTTCGGCAATATCATAATCACCTTTTAAAAAAAAATAATAACCTACAATATTTTTTATATTGGCATATTTATCTGTTTTTGTATCTCCAATCGTGTTGAGGTATAAACTTGCGTAATGAAAGGCAGAATCATATCTTTGAAAACTAAAAAAATCTTGACTTAGTTCAACATAGTACTCAATTTTCATTTGATTAGAAAATTTTGATAATTCCATCAATCTACAAAAATTGATTTCTTTTTCCCAGCTAGTTTTATCGCCTAATTTCATGTACATTTTTGCCAATTGAAGATGACAGTTTAAGTATACTGACTCTGAAATTTCATCATCGGACAATTTATTGCGTAATAGGATTTCAGCCGAATCAAATTTATTTTCATAAATTAAATCACTTACATGTCGATAGAAAATACTATCGACTTCTACAAATGCGTATACATTTTGATTCATGCCCCCAAAAAGCATAACAATAGAAAATGCTAAAATTTGTTTGATATAGTTCAATTTCAT